CCAAATGCGGTAGCAAGAGCTGCCAACATGACTTTCTGGATGGGCAAGGATAAGTTTTATGTATACGATGGCCGTGTACAGACTTTGCCGTGTAACTTACGCCAATTTATTTTCCAGAATTCTGACCCTAATTTGAATATCAACTTAGGTCAAGCCGAGCAAGTATTTGCTAGTACGGTTGAGGCCTTTAATGAGGTATGGTGGTTCTATTGCTCTTCGGCTGAGATAGCTCCTACTTCTCCTGATCGGTATGTAGTCTATAACTATGCTGACAGGATTTGGTATTACGGTTCGTTGTCGCGTACGGCGTGGCTAGATAGCAAGATTAAGGGCAATCCTATTGCGGCCTATGGTACTAAGCTGATGAATCAGGAGACTGGGGTAGACGATAACTCCACGGGCACTCCTGCGGCGATTGAGGCTTACATTACCTCGACTGAGGTGGATATTGGCGATGGTCATAACTTTGCCTTTATCTACCGGGTTCTGCCTGATGTGACTTTCCGTGGTTCCACGGCGGGGAGCCCAACGGCTACGATTACGCTTCAGCCAATGCAGAACTCGGGTTCGGGGTACAACAGTCCTGCTTCGGTGGCGGGCAGCGCTTCGGCGTCTGTAACACGGTCTGCGGTGATTCCTATTGAGCAGTTTACCGGGCAGGTTTATACCCGTGTTCGGGGGCGGCAGGTATCATTTAAGATTGCCTCGGATGGTGTAGGTACGACATGGCAACTCGGGGCACCCCGGATTGATATTCGCCCAGATGGAAGACGTTAATGGCTACAAACCCACGGGTAGACCCGGCAACCGACCTTATCGTACCGGAGCCTCCTCGGTTACCGTCTGCGCCGCAGACTTGGGATATGCTGTTCCAAGAGCAGTACAGCAATGTGCTGCGTTTGTATTTCAACCGCTTGCAAAACCTGCTTCAGGAGCTTACCGTGCCCGGTGATACCCCAATTTATCCCGGCGGTACAGCGGCAGATGCTTTTGGCCGTCTGCGGACATCTGAACCGTTTACTATTTTTGATAGCCAAAACCGCTTTCAAGCCGACCCGCAGTTTGATGAATCGCTCACTGCGGGGGCGACATCCACCTATTCGGCGGCAGATTCTTCGGTTACGTTGGCTTTGGATGGCACAGCCTCTGAAAGCGCAGTGCGCCAGACATATAGGGTTTTCCCCTACCAGCCCGGTAAGAGCTTGCTGGTGCTTGCTACCTTCTCCATGAGCGCTGCGGTGGATGGGGTAGAGACCAAGATAGGGTATTTTGACGGCACCAACGGGGTGTATTTCCGCCGTAGTGGCTCGACCCTTTATTTTGAGATTATGAAAAACGGCTCAGTTGCCGAGTCGGTTGCCCAAGCATCTTGGAACGGCGATAAGATGGACGGCACGGGCGCAAGCGCCGTGACCCTTGATCCTACCAAAACCCAGATTTTGTATATAGACATGGAGTGGCTAGGGGTAGGTACTGTGCGCTGTGGTTTTGTACAGGACGGGCGGACGTATGTATGCCATTCGTTCCATCATTCCAATACCTTTAGCACGGTATACATGACTACTGCTACGCTGCCTATTCGGTATGAGATTGAGGATTCTGCAGGCGCTGGAACTGCATCTAGCTTGCAGCAGATCTGCTCTACAGTAATGTCTGAAGGCGGGTATCAACAGGTTTCGGTAGACCATGTGGCTCGACGGTCCACGGAACTCACTACGATTAGTAGTACTTTTGTGCCACTTATCTCAATTCGTTTGGCTTCTGGCAGGAATGGTGCCGTGATCCTTGTCAATCGGATACAGGCGCTTCCTACTGTGACGCAGTTTTATGAGGTAGTGCTGGTCAAGAATCCTACGTTGACGGGCGCTTCGTGGTCCGCGACCAGTTCTCCTAATGTGGAGTTTGATGAGTCAGCTACCTCTTATACCGGGGGTATGATTGTGCAACAGGACTATATTACGTCTACGGCTCAGGGTCGGTTATCGGTGGATGCGCCGACTGGTTACAACTGGGAGTTGCAATTGGGCACGGATTTGAGTGGCACAAGTGATATTTTCATGGTAGCCATTCGGACTTTAAACCCGCCCCCTACGGGAGGTTCGTGGGCATCACTTTCTTTTTACGATTTAACGCAATAAAATGGCAACAGCACCAGAACAAGGAATACCTATGGCTACATCTGCGCCAGAAGGCATTATGTCTCTCCCTGAAAACAGTGGCATGGACCAAGGACCACGGCTCACTCTTGAGGAGTCTGCGGACGCGATTAATCAGGGCTTGATGAATGCTAGCCCGCAGGCGTCTGCTGCTGTTAAACAGGCAGTGGCTTCGATGCTGCCGATGTTTGATGCGTTGACAGATGAACAGTTGGATATGTTTATTCAATTGATTCAATATCTGTATGACAATCCGGAGCAATACCAAGCGGCGCTTAAAGAGCTGGAGGCTGAGGAGGACTTTGAAAAAGGTCTTCTTCCCGAGGAACATGATCCGCAGCTGTTGGCTACGATGATTTATGCTGCGCTTGAGGCAAAGCGCAGCCGTGGCGGTTCGATGCCTGAGCAGGCCCCGGTGATGGAGCCTCCTGTTGGCATGGCTATGGGCGGTATTGCCGAGGCGGCTCGTATGGTCGCTTCTAAGGGCCGTGGGCAAGATACGGTGTTGGCTCACATTACGCCAGAAGAAGCTCGTCTGCTGCGTTCTCGTGGCGGTATGGGCACGATCAACCCATATACAGGCTTGCCTGAGTATGGGTTTTTCAAGAAGTTATGGAAAGGCGTCAAAAAGGCTTTTAACGGCGTTGTAAAGGCCGTAAAAGACGTTGTTAAAAGCCCGGTAGGGCGTATTTTGACTACCGTTGCGTTGACCACGGTCCTCGGGCCAGCGGGCCTTAATTTGGGCTTAAGTACGGCGGCAGCAGCTGGTGTGGCATCTGCCGGGACGACGCTCTTAGCTGGCGGTAATTTGAAAGACGCTTTGATTAGCGGTGCAACGGGTTATTTTGGCGCACCGGGCGGTCCTGTTTCAGAGTTTGTTGGAGGCGCTCTCAACATCTCAAACCAAGCGCTAGCTTCCGCCGTTACTTCAGGTATTGTTGGTACAGGAGCCTCTTTGCTTAGCGGCAAATCGCTGGAGGATTCTGTTAAGCAAGGCCTTACACAGGGCGTGATAGGCGGGGCTACCGCTGTTGCTGGTCGGATGGCTCAAGGCAAGACGTTGACCGAAGCGATGCAGGAGCAACGCGCTATTGAAAGTGCTCCAGTTGATGTGCTGGAGGGCAAAGGCGCTGCTGTTCCAAGTGACGTTGCAAAGACCGCGACTGAGGGGGTAGTGACCCCCGAACAGGTTCGGCAACAAATGGCTGCTACCAGAAGCTTAGGTGCCTCTACCGTTGATCCAAGTTACGGTGTTCTTGATCCAACACAACTAGCTGAACTAGATCCCGAAGGTGCTTTAGCAGAAGCCAGTCGTGCCTACCTTTTTGACCCATTATCGGTAAGTAATCAAAAATTTGCAGGTTTTACACAAGCTAAGGCTCCTTTAGCTCCTTTAGGTTCTCCGACCCCTGCTCAAACCCGTTCGCTTGCCGCTGTTGATTCGCGAGGCATTGGTGCACTGACCCAACCTCCCCCGCCTGCCGTTACTCCATATGAGCCTTCTACATTCACAGGCCAAATGGGCAAAGCTGGCTCGGCGTTGATGGAAGGTGAGTTTGGGCAAGCGTACGATGCAGCAAAAGAAGCATTTTTCCCATCCTCCGCTAGCAATGCACAAATTGCTCAAGTCAGAAGCGCGGCGGAAGCAAAAGCTGCTGCTCAATTAGCCCCTCAATATCGTGGTACCCCTGACGGACTTTCATACATCCAAAAAGCTGGGGAAAATGCGGTTAGTAAGATGGTTACTGAACCGGGCATGCTGCGCACTTATGGGCCTTTAGTTGGGGCTGGCGTAGCCGCAACTGGTTTGTTTGGTGGATTCACGCCTACTCCTTCCTCTCCTCCCGGTCTAGTGGAACGCGATGAGCAAGGTAACGTAATTACTGGTCAAGACCTGATAGAACAGGAACCCAGTAAGTACCTTGTGCAAAAAATTCCGGGGATAACGTACGACATCAAAGGCGGGATTACTGGTGGCGAATCACCGGGGTTACGATATGGTATAGGCGAAATCCAACGTCCCACTGCGAGGTATGGACAACAATACGCTTATACCCCCTATCAGCGTATTGCTCCGCAGCCCTTGCAATACAGCCCGTACCAAATGCAGCCGTATTACACGCCGTTCCCTGTTCGACAAGCTGCAAAGGGCTCTCCGCCTCAGGGCGAACGGGCAGGCGGTATTGGGAGTTTGATGGGTGGCGGCTACCCTCGTCGCAACGGAGAAATTAGTGGCCCCGGCACCGGTACTTCCGATGACATCCCTGCAATGCTGTCAGATGGTGAATTTGTTATGACGGCTAAAGCAGTGCGCGGAATGGGCAACGGAAGCCGCAGAGACGGGGCTAAGAGAATGTATGCACTTATGCACCAATTAGAACGTAACGCAGGTCGGGGTTAAGCATGGCAACTGAAATCACTGAACAGATAGTTAGAGAAGCTCCGGAAATTGAGGCCTATAAATTAGGCCTTCTCAAGTCGAGCAAAGCGCTTGCCGAAGCACCGCCTACTCTGCCTGCGTATGAAGTAGCAGGGCTTAGCGAAGACCAAATCGCTGCGATTGAGCGGGCTCGTCAAGGCATTGGCGCATATCAGCCATTTCTAAGCGCTGGTCAAGAAGCCCTTAGTCAGGCGATGACGGGGCTTGGTCAGCAAATGCAGCCCATTGGCTCTGAGCAG